AGGAACGAAACACAGAGGGTGTATCCAATTCGAAGCGCCGTTGCCCCTGAAACCAAATTGTAGCATGATCAATGGGATCAGACAAACGATCACAGAATGCAGGACGACTATATCCATCATCAAAGTCCCAGTCTTGTATTCCTATATCCGGCCACCATGGAATCTGCGTGGGTAGAGCATTCGAAATCGCAAGATCGCTACTGAACAAAAAATATGCGTTGTAGTTTGTGGCTTCCGTACGTTGGGCGACCCAGGTTATATCTCGGACAAGACCACCTTGGTCGATTGGTATTCGCACCGAATTGGATCCTCCTGTTTGAACAGAGGGAATCGCTACGTGTTGTTCGATTGGAATTTGTAAATCCGCATTGCGAAACGCAGACGCAACCCGGTCATCTACCGATATGTATTCAACAATCCAATATGCATCGGTAAAATGCCAATCCGTCGAACCAATCGGAGCCATTGTATATCCCTCAAGAATGGAACCAGATACAGTATACCGATCATCAAGGATTCGTCCCGATACATCGAACATTCCAGGAAGATCCAAGAGACCCGGTACAGATGGACTGCGAATCATATCATAGATAGGAACACCCGAAGGATCTGTCCGATAAAAGATGGATCCATTCATGTTGGGCATGGGCCCTGCCTGTGTCGCTTCCGGTCCAGGATTGTTGAGATTGACTCGTGCATCGGTATAGATACAGGATTGAATCGGCGGAAAGGTAACATGGATTTGAACTTTGTCTTTTGCGAGAGCTTGTATCGGAAGAACCTGTGGACCTGGCCCTCTATTCCACCAAAACGGTAACACAACCTGAACCGTCTGTGGAGTTGCACGTTGGTAGGCGAACTGAGAAAACGAAGAAGGATTCCGCCCGATCAAGAGATTGGTTGTGTCAAAGTGTTCAACAGGCTGTGTCTGTTCATCGATTACTTCTAGCAGACGACTGTCAAGACGATCAATGAGTTTGTCGCCAATTGTAAAGGTCACATCCGTACATAACACGTGTCCTATACCGTTGGTCCATGACCAAGAGGGACCGATGATCGTTGAGGTCGGATCGATCGCATAGGCTGCAGCTCCTGCAGCAACTTGTTGGCTGTAGATATCGGGAAGTTCCACAACAAGAATTGCACGACTGATCAATTCTCCTAAGATAGGAAGGGTAACGGTTGCTTTTTTCCCGAAATCCGCAAGATTGTCGAATTCGACACGCCGCCATTGAGACGCCCACCTTGTTCGTGGCCTATACACGGAACTATACATACGTAGAGTTGGTTGTCCGAGAACAGGATTCAGACGATGTATATCCTGAAGACCGGTTGTCACGATCCGCAACATGGATTCTGGAGTCGCTGCCATACCACCTAATAGAACCACATCTTTAGGACTGCTCAGAGCTCTAGAATTTCTAGAATTTCTTGTATCCTACTAGATAGGGGAATGGAACTGTATAGGAAACAGGCGTTTGATGCATTTCATGCCAAGAAACAATCCGACTACATAGATATTCCTGCGAACAAAGCCCAACTTCTGGCACGAGTCTCAGGGGAAGCATTTGACGGAGGAAAGACAGTAACGTGGATGTTATCTATATCCAAACCAACCTATCGGGCGATTCGATCCATGTGTGGACATTCCATTCATGTTGTAAGTGATCGATCATTTGAAGCACTTACCGATGATCTACTGTTAGGCATGCGACTGATGATGTGGATGTCATCCAAGCCACTCACGTGGTATTGGTGGGACCATGATTGGGAGCGTATTCTTCCCGCATATACTCTCCCTGGGAAAGACCATATCAATGGCGGATGGGCAACACCAGGAATCCCAGAGGTCCATGTCTATCGACGTCAAGAGGCACACAAAGTACTTATCCATGAATGTGTTCATGCTCTTTGTCTCGATGTTGCAATGCCCATACATATTCGCCAGAGATTTCATGAAGATCTCGGTAGGAAGTTGTGGCCACATCTCGGAGAAGCATTCACGGAATTCTTCGCTGAGTGGTTGTGGGCGATAGCGGGGGCAAAACACATATCGGATGCTCGATCTAGGTGGGACTATCAGCGGAAGTGTTCGGAGAGTCAAGCCGCTAGTATATGGTCTCGAATTCGAACCATCTCCACGGATGAAGATGAAACAAACGTATTTGCGTATTATGTTCTGAAATGGGTTCTGATGCAGCATGAACTCGAAGTTCTCATGAATCCATCACGATCTGTCGCCAAGTGGTTTTCGTGGTGGAAGATTGTTCAGCCAAGCTTACGAACGGAGGAAAACATCAATGAAGACATACCTATAGGTATGACATGCCCACCACGTCTGCATTCTTCGACCTAGACTTTGACTTCATCTTCGATTTCATCTTTGACATGGAAGAAGACTTCGACCTCTTGGAATACTGAACGAGCGTCCATCCCTTCTCATTACCATCCCACATTGCACCTGCGCTTACAACAGGCAACGACGACGGCACCTCCACTGCACCCTGCGTGTTCATTCTAGATAGATGAGATATATTCTCTTTATATGGAATCTTCAATACGGTTCGAAATTATTTTCTCTGCATGAAAATATTTCCAATTTTAGAGCACGAATGCGTTCTGCATTGGAACGAAACCGTCGTATCTTTGTTCTGAAACGTATATCTGTTGAAAAACATATATAACAGCATGGAACATTCTTTAAGCCAGTTAATTCTTGTGAAGATACAGGATATTGGCTAGGGTATGCAGTTTGACCGACATGTTCGATGTTGTAGTCGTGTAGAAACTGAAGTTCCAATAGATCTATCCTTGCTGCAGTTGCTGCCATTACTATATACAGCGATTTTTTTCGTGTAGGAACAGGTCGGTTGCTTGACGCAAGGCTTTGGCTGTCCCTGGTTCTGACCCAGAATGTCCAGCATCTGGAACAATGTGAAGCTTCGCATGAGGAACGGCCTGTTTGAGTTCCCATGCCGCACGCATAGGACATACCATGTCATACCGTCCCTGAACAATCGTTATCGGCATACGCAGCTGTCGAATCTTCCGCATGAAACGTGCTGGATGAATCCATGCGTTGTGTGAGAAATAATGTGTTTCCAACCTAGCTAGTGATTCAATGGTTTGAATATCGGTTGTATCGGATCGGGGTTTCAGATAGCTCAATGAAGCCTCCCATCCCCACCATCGTCTTGCTGCAGCACGGCGTGTATGCCGATTCGGATGAGATAATTTCTTGGAATAGTACGTGAGTACATTCCGCCTTGTGGGGCCTTGTTTCTGTACAAAGGTCGCCCATTCTTCTGGGAAGATTTGAGACGCTCCTCCTTCCATGTAGAGCCATTCCATTTCCCATTTGCTCATGAGACAGACACCACGCAACAAAAGCGCACACACAGAGGAAGGATAGGTAACTGCATACATGAGACCCAGCGTTGTTCCCCACGACCCTCCAAGTACATACCAGGACGACACATCATGATGCTTCCTCAGACGTTCAATATCTTCCACGAGATCCTTGGTTGTATTGTGTTGAATCGAACCAAAGGGTGTCGACTTCCCACACCCCCGCTGATCATACAAAATCACTCTCCAGTGCTTCAAGTCAAAGCATTTGAGAGACCCATGCGTCATTCCTCCTCCTGGTCCACCATGAAGAACAACTGCAGGGATTCCTTCTGGACACCCATATTCTTCATAATAGAGTGTATGGCCTCCTCCTACCTCAAGAAATCCGTGTTTCATCCCCTAGTATAGACAAATACTTTTAGGAAGACGCAGAGGAATACATTTGCAGTGTTCTTGCGGAAGGATCCGATGCTTGTACAAATCGTGGCATCCACATCTCTGGGATTGTTTCCGCCGCCACCAGCGGATAATATGTATGAAATACACGACGATACCATTTGGCTTCTGCAGAGAGAGGTGGATTTACGGAATACACTGTCGTATCTGGTGTGCCTGCATTCTGTGTTTCTCCTTCTTCACGAGCCATTTCGTACCAGGACTTATCCGAGCGGCTCATACCATCGCTAAATGCTTCCTTTGCTCTCCACAGTACAACTTCGGGTAGAAGATTCATATTGTCAAATGCAGAACGAATCATACTCTTCTCAAGGATATCCGCAGAGGACTGCAGGGATTCCGTGGGGAGACTACGTACAATCGATAGAAATTGTCTATCCAAAAAGGGAGACCGTGATTCGAGACCATGCGCAGCCATCGACCGCTCCGAACGCAATACATCATATCGATGGATCTCTGTCAAAAGACGGGTCGTTTCGAGTTCAAAGGCTGCAGCGGATGGAGCCGCCCGCATATAGAGATAGCCACCCATTGCTTCATCCGCACCATCTCCATTCAGAACAACCTTCACATATGGCGTTTCCTGACGGATCAGCTTTCCTACCAGGTAATTTCCTACAGACGCCCGTACCGTTGTAATATCATAGGACTCAATTGCTCGAATAACCTCTGGAATGAGTGCGAGACATTCCTCTGCAGTCACGATGCGTTCATGATGAATCGATCCAATGTGATCCGCAACCATACGAGCATAAGAGAGATCCGATGATCCCTTCATACCGATACTGTACGTGTGCAGTTTCTTACCCTTCCGCCGTAGAATTGATGCAGCAATGGCCGCTACCAAGGAGCTATCGAGTCCGCCAGAGAGACAGGCACCTACCTCTCGTACGGTTGTGAGACGCTTCTCAACTGCATCCTCCAATCCATTGCGAAGAGCTGCCCCAGCATGACAGAGACCCTCAAAACTATGTTTCCAGTAGGGGGTTTTCAGCCACGGGATCTCGTGCCATCGCCCCATTCGATCGATAGAGGCTATGTCCAATTCTAGGGAAGCATCCATACAGAATGTTTGCCATGTTCCAGGAAGGATTGTTTCAATCTTTGTAACATCTGGGGGGAATGCTTTTATCTCACTCACAATGGCTCTCCAGGAAGGCCCTTGACCATAATAAAGAGGGCGGACACCATATGGATCTCTCGCAACTCGGAAGACGCCAGCACCCATATCTGCATCTACAATCGCAAAATCGCCGTCTAGCTGACGACACAGATCGCCCATTCCCATACCACTGTCAAGAATCGCTGGAATGACTGCACAATCACTGCTACCGGGTGGGACAGTAAGGTTGAGCTCCTCAAGCAATGTATCAGAATTGAAAATCTCTCCATTGCAGACAATGTATCTATCGCCGATATGAAAGGGTTGTTCTAGGCGAGCATCGCCCTGAATGTGAAGACGGGTAAATCCGATCGCAATATTCATTTGCGAAGCATTGTGAAACAAGTTTTGTACATGTGTGCCATCCGGGCCCCTAGGCGACAGAGTTGAGAGACACTGCTCAAACTGGTTCATATCAAGTATCGGGGCCCATAGAATACAAATCCCGCACATCCTATATGCGAATCCGAAACTTAGACATCGAGAACAACGCACAGCATACCAAAATACTAGGGACCCTATGTATATCACGGGAAAGAGTGTCTCTTAATCCACAATGTCGAAGTCTACAGATGCATTCACAGGTGCAGGCGTATCCGGCTCAATCGTCACGGTCTCCTCTGCAGTCGCAGGCGCAGGTGCAGTCGCAGTCGCAGACGCAGAAGGATACCGAAGCTCGTAATTCACCAGCCACAGCTTGCGAGCCGTATCCTGGGCGTTCATGAAATCCCGCACATGCGGAAAGTATGCACCCTTGCGCTGCTGGTGAATCTCCCACAGAAGCTTACGATACTTCTGCGGAGCCTCCTTCAGCGGAAAACTCTTCTTACGATATACCTCATCGTAGAGCCGGTGAAGCTCCTTGGTGCATGCCTTGAAGGACTCTACAACTGCATTCGCTGCCTCCTCATCCTCCGGATAGACACTCAGATATGCAGTCAGCCGGTGATCCCGAAACCGCTCCAGCCACAGAAACGGAAGCTTCGACTGGTTGCCACGCAGAGACCGAGCCGTCTCATACTTCTCTGTGCGCAACTTCCACCGAATCGGCTTGCGACCATCTGCAGGAAGATTCTTGAGTACCACTCCCTGCCACAGATATCCTGCATTCTTGCCCCAGGAAGCCACGTGCTCCTTCACCTCCGCAAGCGTATTGAGATTGTGCCGGGTAGGCTGAAACTCACGGAACGCAAGATCAACCTCACGGAACACCAGCTGATCACCATTCTCCTTGAATGCAGACACCTCCACCAGATGGATCTTCGGCTTTCCATTCGGGAGAGACACAACAATACGCTCCGTTGGATGCTGAAGCACCCAGGAATACACACGCTCCTTGTTCAGATTGTCCTTGATTAGCGACACGCCCTCTGCAGTCTCCCAGAAAAGGTCCGCAAAGCTCCGCCGGCCATAGAAGCCAACCTTCGCATCCAGGTTGGTGCGGGAAGAAAGGCGCCACGCACCATCCCAGAACATATTCAACATGATACCATCCACAAAGTCCTCCACCACCCACGGACCGTCCTTCTCCGTCGCAGTGGAAAAGGCCCGCCCTCGAGATGGAGCTGCACTCACAGGGCGATTCGTCTCCGTGTTCCACACAACACTGCGGAAATACTCCACATGCGGGATCGCCATGTTCGCCGTACCCTTGTCATAGGAAATCACCACTAGGGGATTGACAGGTGTATTCGTATTTGAAGACGCATCCAACTCCGAAGCAGCAGGAGGGGTGCGGACACTCAGACGGCCACCCTCTGCGCTCTTCAGGAAGGTAAGCAGGTCCGAAGACGATGGGAAGCGGGCAATGAGATCAGAATATACAGTGTTTGTCATAGAAGGCTGGGAGTTCATTCTCGTCGTAGTACATGGTGGAATT